AACAGAGCCATCAATCCAAATCAAGTAAAAGATTTGCTGAAAGATAATGTACGACTAAATGAAGAAGGCAAAGCAGAAATACTTGATAAAGATGGAACAACAAGATACAACAAAGAAGGCAAACCATTATCTATTGATGAGTTTGTTTCAGAGTTTATAACGCAGAACGCACACTTCCAAGTTGCAACACCTTCTGGTAGTGGGAGTGTAAGTAATGTGGGTAAGGTGAACGCACAAACCTTTAATTTGTCGGACTTAGATATGAATAATCCAGATGATAGGAAGAAGTATGCTGAACTAAGAAAACAGCGAAATGCTCAACCTACTGTGATTAATCTAAATAAATAATAACAGCTATTTAGAGGAGAAATAAAATGGCAAATGAAACAACAAGCAGTACGATATCGGAACTATATACCGAGATAGTACAAGAAGCATTATTTGTTGCTCAAGAGCAATCAATTATGCGTGGTTTGGTGCGTAATTACACTATTGCAGGTGGTGGTAAATCAGTAGAAGTACCGATTTATGGAACTGTATCTGCATCAGCAGTCAATGAAGCAACAGACTTAACAAACACAGCAGTCAATCCAACATCTGTGACTATCACAGCTTCAGAAGTTGGAATTATGACAACATTAACTGATCTAGCAAGAAATTCAGCATCAAGAAATGTCGGTGCAGATATTGGTAGATTATTTGGTGAAGCAATAGCAAAGAAAATAGACACAGATCTTACAGCATTATTTGATGGCTTTTCAACAAGCATTGGTGGTGCAGGAACTGAATTGACTATTGATAATATTTTCAAAGCAGTTGCAACACTTAGACAAGCAAATGTACCTGCACCATACTTTGGTGTATTCAACCCAAAGGTTATCTACAATGTGAAGAAATCTTTGACAAACACATTTGTAAATCCAAACGCAGGTGACTTACAGAATGAAGCTATGAGAACAGGCTTTATTGGTGAGATCGCAGGTGTAAGAATATTTGAGTCATCAAATGTTGATGGAACAACAGATACTGATAACTGTAAAGGTGCAGTATTCTCACAAGATGCACTTGGTTTAGCCATGATGCAAGATCTTAAGATTGAGTCACAAAGAGATGCAAGTTTAAGAGCAGATGAGATTGTAGCAACAGCAGTATATGGTGTTGGTGAATTACACGACTCATATGGCATTGAAATGCTTAACGAGTCTGTCATTAACTAATATTGATAAATTTATGGGTGGGTTTTTCCCACCCATATGCTATAGATAATTATGTCAAAAATAAAACTTACAAACAAAGATGGTAAAATCATTGAGAGAAACAAACATGATTATGAAAATAATGAAAATCTTTGGACTCTTAAAGGGTGGCAACCCTACGAAGAAAAACCAAAGGAAGAAAAAAAAACCAAAAAAAAAGGTAAAAAATAATGGCAACAAGTGAGTTTGGTGTCAATTTAGCAGAGGTTCAAAAGTACCAACCAGATATTGCAGAGTTTGGTATTACAGATTTTGATACTCAACTACAGTTCGGAGAAGATGATGTCATCAGACAGATCAGAGAAGAATGGTGGGAGAGATACAGACATACAGTCAGATACAAAGATATTACAAAAGTCACAACATTAGAATTAGAAAGCAATAAATTAACAGACGCACAATGGAAAAGATGCGTGGTTTACAAAACATTAGCAGAGTATATTTACCCAATACTATCTAAGTTCAAAGATCCAGATGGTGGAGATGGTAAAGATACTTTTCAAAACAAAATGGATTTTTATAGGCAGAAGTATTCAGAGGAGTTTCAAGCTGTATTACGAGATGGTGTGGAATATGATGAGGACAGTAGTGGTACAATCCAAGCTAGTGAAAAAGAGCCAATTCATATGTTAAGATTGCAGAGGTAGAAAATGTGTGAATTTTGTAATGGCGAATGCGTATGTAGATAATGGTTGCTTCAGTCACCATAAAAACAAATACAATTCAATTAAGTAAATCCTTAAGACAAATACAGAAAAAATTTCCTAATGCTATAAAACAAACATTAGCAAATGTATCTGCTTTACAGATAAGAAACATAAGAGATAGAACCCAAAGAAAAGGTGTATCTTTGAATGGATCAAAATTTAAGCCATATTCAGCAGGTTATAAAAGAGCAAAGGTTAAAGAGTCTGGTGTTGTAGATCTTACAGACACAGGACAAATGTTTAGTGCTTTGACAAGCAAAATATCACCAAGTAAAGGCACTTTATTCTTTAGAAATATGTTTGCTAATAAAAAAGCATTTTTCCACGATCAAGCAGGTGCAGGTAAAGGCAAAGTAGTTAGAAGATTTTTTGGTATAAATTCTAAAGAAGAAAAGCAAATTATAAATGTATTCAAAGAAAAAATTAGTAAGATCATACCATGAGTAAAAGAGAAAATATTGCAGGTAATATCATAACAGTATTAGATGCTATATCTTCACCTATTGAATTTAAAAAACTTACAAGAGAGCCATTTGATCCAGAGGAACTATCCAACGCACAGTTCCCTGCTATGTTTATTTCTACAGGAGATGAAACAAGAGAAGATTTAAGTCTAGGTGACACATCAGCAGGAACTAGAAGTGGCACAGTAGATTTTGTAATAGTTGCTTTTGCAAAAGGCACAGATACAAATATAGATACAAAAAGAAATCAATTAATAGAAGTAATTGAAGAAACCTTAGATGCTGATAGGACTCGTGGTGGGAACGCATTAGAAACAAAAATTGTAGAAGTTTCTTCTGATGAGGGAACACTTTATCCTTTGGGTGGAGTGAGAATTGTGGTAAGAGTTTTATATAGTTTTACTAGAGGTACAGCTTAATGGCAAAAAGAATTACTTTATGGAAAGATGGATATTCTAAAGAAATTTGGGATAGCGAACTAGACAAGTTTCTTTCATTAGGTTATACACTTAATGAAGAAAAAAAATCTACCAAGAAGAAAAAAAAGGTAGAGGATCAAACAAAGGAGAATGAAGAATGGCAACCCATGTCGGAACAAGTGGATTAGTTAAAGTTGGTGGAACAACAGTTGGTGAAGTAATAGGTTTTTCTATTGATGAAACCCAAGATACTGTTGAAGATACTGCATTAACTGACTCAAAAAAGTCTTACAAAGTTTTAAGGGGAGATGCTACTGCTACTGTTGAATGTCATTTTGATGAAACAGATAGTGGTCAAGAAGCATTAGATGTAGGCACATCAGCAACTTTGGAATTATATCCAGAGGGTGCAGATAGTGGTGATAAATACTATTCTGGCACAGGTATTGTGACAGGTGCATCTATAGCTGTGACTCTTGATGGCATTATTTCCAGAACTTTTAACTTTCAAATTTCTGGTGGCATATCTCACTTATCTGTATAATATCTAATATTATATGGCTAAAAAAGATTTTCTTGAGGGTGCTATTACTCATTTCAAGCACCAAGAAACAAGAATTATTGAAGTTCCAGAGTGGAACTTAGTAGGTGAAGATGCTATTTATGTGAAGCCTTTTACTCTTATTGAGAAAGATGAGATATTCAAAGGTTCATCAGATAATAGTCTAACAGTTCTCATTGATGTCATTGTCAAAAAAGCATTGACAAAAGATGGTGATAAAATGTTTGATCTTGAAGCAAAAATCAAAATGAAAAGATTTGTTGATCCTGACATCATAAGTAGAGTTGCAACAGATATTCTTGGCACAAATTCAAATCCTTCAACCTTAAAAAAAAACTAAATACAGATCAAAATTTTAGATTTTATTTTTATTTAGCAGAAAAATTACACAAAACTATTGGTGAAATACTACAGATGCCTGTAGAAGAATTTAATATGTGGATTGCCTATTACAATCTAAAAGCAGAAGAAGAACAAAAAGCATTGAATAAACAGAAGATGCAAGGTAAAAGAAGATAATGGCAGAAAAATTATTAATTGATATTCTTGCAAGAGATAAATCTAAACAAGCATTATCTGGTGTCCAAAAAAGATTAGGAAATGTAAAGAACGCAGTATTTAGTTTGCGTGGTGCATTAGTTGGTTTAGGTGCAGGTGCAGTAATAAAAGGTTTTGTTGATGTTGGTAAGGAAGTAGAGAGCCTTAATATTAGATTTAAATTTTTGTTTGGTTCTGCTGAAGAAGGATCAAAAGCATTTGATAATCTTGCAAAATTTGCAGGAACAGTACCATTTTCACTTGAAGAAATATCAAGAGCATCTGGAAACTTAGCTGTTGTTGCAAAAGACGCAGATGATCTTAATAGAGTTTTAGAGATTACAGGTAATGTGGCAGCAGTCACAGGACTTGACTTTGAAACAACATCTTCTCAAATCCAAAGAGCATTTGCAGGTGGTATTGGTGCTGCTGATCTTTTTAGAGAACGAGGTGTTAGAGCCTTATTAGGATTTGAAGCAGGTGCAAAAGTCACAGCAGAAGAAACAGTTAAAAGATTTGAAGAATTGTTTTCTGGTAATGGCAGATTTGCAGGTGCAACTAATGATTTAGCCACAACACTTGAAGGAACTATATCAATGTTAGGTGATAAGTTCTTTAATTTTCAAAAAGATGTAGCAGAGGGATTTTTTGATGAATTAAAAGATGAATTTGGTGATTTAAATAAGTTTTTAGAAGATAATGAACAAAAAATAGAAGATATAGCAACAGCGATAGGTAGTAATTTTGCAGGTGCAATTACAAAAACAGGTGAAACTATCAGAGCAGTTGCACCAACTGTCAGAGTAATTTCTAATGCTTTGGGAAGTACAATAAATGGATTTAACAGTTTACCTGCATTTGTTCAAACAACAGGTATTATTGGTGCTTTATTATTTGGTAAAAAAGGTGCTGTAGCTTTTGCAGGAGTTTCTTTTCTTGTAGATCAAATAAATCAATTAATAGAGTCATCTGCACAACTTAGAGATGATAAAAGTTTAGCACAAGCACTTGACGCAGGTGAAATATCTGCATTTTCATTAGAATTAGAAGAAATAAATAGATTACTTGAAATAACAGGTGAAAGAGAAATACAAAGTTCACTTGGTTTAGGAACTACAAATACTGAATATGCACATCTACATAAAGCTTTAACAGATGTTGCATCAACTATGAGAATGGCAAATTCTGATGCTGAAGCTTACCACAAAACTTTTGGAAGTGTTAATAATATTATTACAACAACAAATGAAACAATAAAAGATCAGATAGATTTAATTGATGAATTATCAAGAAGGCATGGAACTGAAGTACAAATAAGACTTAAAGGATTAAGAGAAAAACAAGAAAGAGAAAAAGAATATTATGAGGAACTAAAAAGAAGGCAAAGTACAGATGCAAGAAATAGTGCTTTGACAAGTTTGAGAAAAGCTGAATTAGAAAAACAAGCACAAAGTCAAATAGTAGATGCAACAGGAGATGCTTTGCAAAAAATATCAAATCTTAATAAGACAGCATTTAGAGCATATCAAGCATTTCAGATTGCACAGGCAACCATAAATACATTTAGAGCAGTATCAAACGCATTAGCAACATTCCCACCACCAATAAATGCTTTTGTAGCAGGTGCAGAATTAGCAAGAGGTTTGGCAACAGTTGCACAAATAAGATCAGTAGCACCACCAAGACAAGCAGGTGGTAGAGTGAACGCAGGACAACCATACATGGTAGGAGAAGCAGGAAGAGAGATGTTTGTTCCTCAATCTTCTGGAACTATTGTGCCAAACAACCAACTTGCAGGTACTAATGTAAATATTACTATTATGGCAAATGATACTGAAGGATTTGATGAATTACTTAGTAGAAGAAGAGCAACTGTAGTAAATATAATAAATGATGCTTTGAATAGTCAAGGTAAAGAGGCAATAATTTAATGAGTGGCACTTACCCTACATCACCAGAGTTTAGATCAATAAATTTTGCATCTGAACAGAAAACAAAAACATCAATGACTGATAGTGGCAAAATATTTAGCACACAAGTTGATGGTCAAAAATTTAAGTTTTCAGCAACATATCCACCAATGAGCAGGTCAGATTTTGCACCTGTTCTTGCTTTTATTATGAAACAAAGATCACAAAAAGAAACATTCCAAATATCTCTACCAGATCTTAAAAATGCAAAAGGTAATGTATCTGGTTCAGTATTAGTAAAAAATGCACATACAGCAGGTGACACAACTATAACTGTAGATGCTATGACAGGAACATTGAAAGCAGGTGATTTTGTAAAGTTTGCAGGTGATACAAAAGTTTACATGGTGGTTTCAGATGTGACAGCAGATGGAAGTAATGAAGCAACACTTACTATTGAGCCACCACTAAGATCTGCAATATCAGATAATGCTTCTGTGACTTATGATGGTGTAGAATTTACTGTTAGACTGACAAATGATTTACAACAGTTCTCAACAGACGATCTAGATACATTTAGATTTGAAGTAGATTTTATTGAGGCTCTTTAATGCCTAGAGGTCTTTCAAGTAGTATAACAACTGAACTACAAAACCAAAATATCAAACCTATTGTTTTGGTTGAGATACTTTTTCCAACACCACAAAGAATTACAAACCATTACAAAGACATTACATTTAATTCAAACACATATACAGCTAGTGGACATTTACTTTCTATTACTACAAAAGCAGAAAATGCCGAAGTAGATACAAGCACCTTTCAAATAGAATTGTCTGGTGCTGATAATGCTTTTATATCTATTGTTCTAAATAATGTTGTCAGTAATGATAATGTCAATATTGATATTGCTTTTCTAGATAGTTCAGATGCAATAATAGACAGTTTTACATATGATAAGGGTTTTCTTGATAGTTTTAGTATTGATACAGATAAGGCTATTCTTCTGTTAAATTGTTCATCACATTTTGCAGATTTTTCAAGAGTGCAGGGTAGAAAAACAAATACAGGTTCACAGCAAAGATTTTTTACAGGAGATGTTGGGTTTGAGTTTGCTGCTCTCACATTAGATGATTTGAAGTGGGGTAGATCATAATGGGTTTTTTTAATGATATAGTCAAAGGTGTTCAAAAAATTTTTACAAAAGTCATTTCATGGCTGATACCAATACCAGATGTTCCAGACTTATCGAACTTCAATCAAGAAGAACAAAAAGGAATACTTGTAAATAAACAATCTAATGATGCAAATATACCTGTTGTTTATGGTACTAGACTTTTAGGTGGTACAAGAGTTTTTTTAGAAACATCTGGTACAGATAATCAATATTTATATGGTGCTATAGTTTTATGTGAAGGTGAAATAAATGATATCACAGAGATAAGAGTTGATGATAGTGCAGTCACATTCTCTGCAAGTATTGCTAATGGCACTACAATAACTTCGAATGACTCACGATTTGGCACTACAATACAAGTGCAACCTTTTTTTGGTGCAGACGATCAAGTTGCAAGTTCTTTGCTAACAACCTTATCAAATTGGGGATCTAATCATAGATTAAGAGGAGTTGCATATTTAGCTTTTAGAATTACTTGGGATAATGACAAATATACAGGAATACCAAAGATCCAAGCAAAAGTTCAAGGAAGAAAAATATCAACATTTGATGGAAGTGATAATGAAACAACAGGACAATTTTCAAGCAACCCTGCGTTTATATTAATTGATTATTTACGAAATTCTACTTTTGGAAAAGGTGTAGCTTTATCATCTATTGATATTCCATCATTTTTTACAGCTTCACAAGTATGTGATGCAACTGTAACTTATCATGGTTCTACAACAGGTAAATTAATTGAATGTAATGCAGTATTAGATAGTAAAGCGAAAGTAATAGATAATGTAAAAAAACTTCTCACAGGAATGAGAGGATTACTTAGCTACTCACAAGGTAAATATAAACTTGTTGTAGAAACAACAGGAACAAGTCAATTAACACTTACCAAAGATAACACGATTGGTGGCATCAAAGTATCATCAGAAAGAAAAAATAACAAATTTAATAGAATGTTGATAGATTTTACTAACCCAGATAAAAACTTTCAAAGTGATACAGTTGTTTATGATACAAACCATTCAACACTTTTGACAGAAGATAACAGCCAACTTCAAGAAGGTAGATTACAACTTCCAACAATTACAAACATACATCAAGCAAAAGAGATGGGCAGAGTTGCATTACTTAGATCAAGAAATAGTTTATCAGTATCACTAAAAGCAAACTATCAAGCACTAAATTTAATTATTGGAGATATTGTATCTGTCACAGAAGAAGTGACAGGTATGAGTACCAAAAAATTTAGAATTATGAATATGGCTATCAATGATGATTACACAGTTGATTTAGGCTTGACAGAATACCAAGATAGCTTTTACACATTTGAAACACAATCAGCACCTGCAACAATACCAGACACTAATTTACCAGATCCATTTACAGTCCAAGCACCTGCATCAATCACACTATCAGATGAATTGATTGAATATTCAGAGGGTATTGTCATTACAAGATTGAATATAGTCATTGGTGCATCAACAGATAATTTTGTTCAATATTATGTTGTAGAAGCAAAAAAAAGCACAGAAACAAATTTTAAAATTATTGGTCAAGGCACAGAACTTAATTATGAAATGTTGAATGTGGTTGATGATATTACTTATGAAGTAAGATGCAGAGCCATCAACACACTTGGTATTTCATCATCATCTATCACAGCAAGTAGAAAAATTGTGGGTGCTACAGAGCCACCAAATGATGTACAAAACTTTTCAGTCAATATGCTTGGTAGTTCACAGATGCAGTTGAATTGGGATGCAAACACAGATTTAGATATATCATTTTATGAGATTAGATATCAAAATGTGACATCAAACGCACAATGGAACAAGTCAGTTAATTGGCTTCAAGTTCCTAGAACATCTGGTACATCAATAACTACAAATACAAGAAGTGGTGCTTTTCTTATAAAAGCTGTAGATAAATTAGGTAATGAAAGCAACAACGCAACAGTAATATTTTCAAATATTGCACAGATAACAGAAAACTTTAAAGATATTCAAACACTAACAGAAGATATTACAGCAGGTACATTTGATGCAGATGTGGCATTGACAGATAGTAGTGGCACAGTTTCTATTGTTTTAGATACAAAAAATGATTTTGATGATTTGACAGGAAACTTTGATGATGCTTCTGGTGATTTTGATTTAGGTGGTGCTGATGATAATATTGATGATGAAGGATTTTATACATTAGCACAAACACTTACTTTATCAGCAATCTTTGATGTTTCTTTTATCAAAAGCATAACAATAGACCAAATAGAAGATCCATATGATTTATTTGATGATGGTAGAGGTGTAAGTTTGTTTGATGATGCACCTGCACCTTTTGATGGAAATGATCCTACCAATGCAACAGCACAATTACAAATAGCTACATCAACAACTTCTTTGGACAATGCAACGTCATTTCAACCAATGAATACATCAACTACATTTAAAGGTAGGTATTTTAAATTCAGACTTAGATTGGCAAACAAAAATAATAAAACAAGAGCATTTGTATCTGGTATTTCTATTGATGTAAAAATGCAGAAAAGAACTGAAACAGGAGAAGATGTAGCTTCTGGAACTAGCACAAAATCAGTTGCATTTACAAATCCATTCTTTGCAATACCTAGCATAGGTATAGCTGCTCAAAATATGGCAACAGGAGATTTTTTTTCTATAAGTAATAAGTCAATTAGTGGATTTGATATTGTATTTCAAAATTCAAGTGGTAGTAATATAAATAGAACTTTTGACTTTGTAGCAATAGGTCATGGGTTGAAAAGTTCTTCATAATGAGGTAAAGAATAAAACATGAGTCAAGTATCAGATGTTTCATTAGCTAATCAAGGTTTTTCAGCTTTTAGAACAGAATTAAACAATATTTTAGGTGCATTAAATTCAATGCACTCTGGCACATCAAGACCATCTTCAGCAACCACAGGTACAATGTGGCTAGATACAACAAATTCTGGATCTAATTCTTTAGAGATTAAATTTTTTGATGGATCAGATGATATTACGTTTGCGACTGTAGATACCTCTGCAAATACGATTAACTTTTCAGATGCAGCAACAGATGTTGTTGGAGATACCACACCTCAACTTGGTGGAGATTTAGATACAAATAGTTTTAATATTAAAATAGATGATGCACACTTTATTGCAGATGATGATGGGAATGAACAACTTATATTTCAAAAAACAGCATCAGCAGTAAACGAATTAGAAATAACAAATGCTGCTACAGGTAATGCACCTTCTTTGGGTGCTAGTGGTGAAACAAATGTAGATTTAAAAATATTGCCAAAAGGTTCAGGAGAGATTGTTATTGGCACAGGTTCAGCAGATGCAACACTTACAAGTAATGGTACTCATAACCTTATTTTAGACACAAATTCTGGCACTAATTCTTCAAACATTACGATAGTTGATGGTGCAAATGGTGACATTGAGTTCACTAACAATGGCACAGGAAATGTAAAATTTAATGATGCAGCTTACTTTCCAGAGGCAACATTGACAGATGCTTCTACTATTTCATGGGATGTACAAGCAGCACCTGTAGCAAAAGTGACACTTACAGATAATAGAACATTAGGTGCAGGATCAAATGCAGTTGCAGGACAATTTGTTAGTTTGTTAGTCATTCAAGATGGTACAGGATCAAGAACATTGAGTTTTAACGCAGTTTATGAGTTTACGGAAGATACAGCACCTACACTCACAACTACAGCAAGTAAGGGTGATTTATTTGTATTTAGATATAATGGATCAAAATTTTTAGAAGTAGGAAGGAACTTAAATTTAACTTTATCATAATATGTTTGCATTAGTACAAGAAGGATCAATAGTTTCATACCCAAAAGGAAACAAAGGTATTACAATAGATGATGTCCAATATCCTCAATCAATTTTTACTTTATGGACAGAGGCAGAAAGAAATGCCATAGGTATTTATACTGTTATTGAAGATAATTCAAAAAAGAAGTCAGAAGAATTTTACATCAATACAAATCAAACAATAACCTATGATAATACAGATGATGAAGTCACAGCTTCTTATGGAAACGCAACAGCAAAACAACTTGATGATGAAGATGCAGTTGATGAAAATGGTGATCCTATACTTGATGAAAACGGAGATCAATTAGTCAATTATGGATTAAAAACAAAGTACAAAAATCAATTCAATGCACAAGCAAAAAGTTTATTAGAAAAAACTGATTGGTATGTCATCAAAGCAACTGATGTTGAAAGCTATTCAGTACCAAGTAATATTACAACTTACAGAACACAAGTAAGAGCAAAAGTAAATGCTATGGAAGCTGATATAGATGATTGTTCTACTGTTGAAGAATTAATCACTTTACTTTCATATACCACAAATGATGCAGGAGTCAGTTCAAGACCATTAGGTGAGTTTCCAGACGAGGTAGTATAGATGGTTGCTGTACTTGGTGCTAATAGTGTATCTGGTGTATATGAAGTAAGTAATTCTCTTAGATTTAATGATGATGATAGTCCTTATTTAAGTAGAACACCTAGTAGTGCAAGTAATAGAACAACTTGGACTTGGAGTGCTTGGATAAAAAGGTCAGCTATAAGCACAAGTAATTATCAAACTATGTGGAACGCAGGTAGTAGTTCATCAGATGATATTAGATTAACTATCACAAATAATGACCAAATAATTTTTGGAACAGATGCAACAAATTTTTTTATAACATCTCAAAGACTTAGAGATGTTTCTGCTTGGTATCATATAGTTCTTGCTTTTGATACAACACAAGGAACAGCATCAGATAGAGCAAAACTTTATATAAATGGTTCTTTAGTATCTAATTTTTCTACTGATAATCGTTCTTCATTATCAGGTTCTTATGCCTATAATAATACAGTTGGTCACGCACTAGGTCGTCAAGCAACAGGTGGCTCTGCTCATTATGATGGCTATATGGCAGAAATTAATTTTATAGACGGACAACAATTGGCACAGACACAATTTGGAGAGTTTGATGATAATGGAGTTTGGATTCCCAAAGAATACACAGGAACATATGGAACTAATGGTTTCTTTTTAGAATTTAAACAAACAGGAACAAGTCAAAACGCAAGTGGTATAGGTGCTGATACATCTGGTAATGATAATCATTTTGCAGTAACTAATTTTACAGCTACAGATATCACAGAAGATACTTGTACTAATAATTTTGCTACATTTAACAGTATTATACCTGTTCATAGTTCTATGACTCTCAAAGAAGGAAATTTACAAGGTCTAACTGCAAATGCTTATGGAAATGGTGTTAGTAATAGTTGGTTTTCTACGATTGGTGTCGATCAAGGTAAATGGTATGCAGAATTTAAACTAATTCAAAACAGTTCTTCTGAGGGTGGACTTGTTGGAGTAGCCTATGATTTAAGTAAACAACAACAAGGTAGCTCTAGTAGTGCTTATAATTTTGCACAAAGTATAGATGAAGGTTGGGCATACAATATGAATGGTAGTTGGTACAATAATGGTGCAAATGCAGGTTTCTCTACATATACAACTAATGATATTATTGGAGTAGCTTTGGATTTAGATAATAACAAAATTTATTGGTCAAAAAACGGCACATATCAAAATTCTGCAGATCCTGCTAATAACACAAATGGCATTTCAATAGACGCAAATGAAGTTTATTTTTTTGCAATCAGCGACACTACTCTTTCAAATACATTTACTTATCAAGCAAATTTTGGCAATCCACCTTTTACAATTTCAAGTGGAAATAATGATGGTAAATATGGTAACTTTGAATATGCACCACCATCTGGATATTATGCACTATGTACTAAAAGATTGGCAGAGTTTGGATAATGGCTTATACAACAATAGATGATCCTTCAGCACACTTTCAGACAACGACATACACAGGCAATGGTTCAGATGGACTTGCAATAACTAATAGTGGAAATTCAAATTTACAACCAGATTGGTTATGGATAAAAAAAAGAAGTGGGAGTGGACAACACGTTTTTGTTGATTCCTCAAGAGGTACAAATAAGCAACTTTTTTCTTCATTAACTGACGTAGAACAAACATCAACAGAATTTGTTGCATCATTAGACACAGATGGTTTTACATTAAATGACAATACAAGTGGAACTGGAGATACAAATGTAACAAATGGTGGTACTTATGTAGCATGGCAATGGAAAGCAGGGGGAACAGCACCTACAAAAACATACAAAGTAGTAGTGGTAGATGATAGTGGTAATAAATACAGATTTAGAAATTCTGGTGATACAGCTACATTTGCACAAAGTGCAGTCACATTAGATTTACAAGAAGGTGGTACATATGTTTTTGATTGGTCAGACTCAACAGCACAAGGTCACCCAATACGATTTAGTACAACTTCAGATGGAACACATGGTGGTGGAAGTGAATATACTACAGGAGTTGTAAAAGATGATAGTGCCTACAAAACTACAATAACTGTATCTGCTTCTGCACCAACACTTTATTATTATTGTTCAAATCATTCTGGAATGGGTGGACAAGTCAATACAAATGCAGATCATGGACAAACTAATTTTGATGGTTCTATTTTATCTGTTAGTCAAGCAAACACCACAGCAGGATTAAGTATTGTAAAATATACGGGAAACCAAACTAATGGTGCAACCGTAGGACATGGATTAGGAACTGCACCACAAGTTTTGTGGGTAAAAGAAAGAGACGGATCGAGTAGTTGGATTGTCAAACACCCATCTCTTACAGACGCAGGATATTATCTTCTTTTAGAAGCAGAAAACGCACAAAGCACAACTGCTAATGTTTGGAATGATACAAATCCATCTTCAACTGTATTTACTTTAGGTGATAATACATCTGTTAATGAAAATAATATAAATACACTTTGTTATGTTTTCTCAGAAGTAAAAGGCTACTCTAAATTTGGAAGGTGGGTTGGAAATGGCTCTACATCAGATGCTAATAGACCATTTATTTATACAGGATTTAAACCTGCTATGGTTATTTGGAAAGCAAGAGGTCAGACTACATCTTGGCGAATAATGGATTCTGCCAGAGATATTGATAATCCTGCAAATAGAAGATTATTCCCAGATACTAGTGATGCAGAAAACACAGGTTATAGTGCAGTTATAGATTTTTTAAGTAATGGATTTAAAATTAGAGGCACACACACAACAGGTATTAATTCATCTGGTGACACATACATATACATGGCATTTGCAGAACACCCATTTGTAAGTAGTAAAGGTGTACCTGTCACAGCAAGATGAGAAATGATTGGTACATTTATTTTATATCAGCTTTACTAATCACATTTATTTTATTTTTACCAAAAGCATATTCAAACACCAATACAGTTTCTAATTCAACAGTCACAGTTGATAAAACACCACCATCAGCAAATTCACCATCTATAAATTCTGTAAATAGTTTTATATGTCGTAGTGGTGTGGTGGGTGCTGTTCAAACCCAAATACTTGGTATAAGTAGTGGTTTGACTATTGTTGATCTTAACTGTGAAAGATTATTGTTATCTCAAACACTTTATAAGCAAGGACTCAAAGTTGCTTCTGTAAGTATCTTATGCCAAGACAAAAGAGTATTCCAAGCTATGGAAAACGCAGGAACAAGTTGCCCTGTCTATGATCCTGTAAAAAAAGTTTCTTTAATTGGACAAGAGGCACAAGATTATTGGAGTGCTAACAAGCATCTTCGACCAGACTATGAAGATATAAAAGATCAAATTGTAGAAGAAGAAAAAAAAGAAGGAACTTTTGATGATATTAAGGATTTTGGTCTTTTGGCTCTTAGTATGCTCGTATTCCTCTAAAGCTGAAGAAATAGATACAGGTAATCTAGTTCCACCTGCTGATGAGTGGACATTAGAAAACAAAGCATCAACAAATTCATGTAGTTATTCTGGTCAATTACAAGATGGAGAAGTCTGCACAGGAAGTTCAAGTATTCGTGGTGGCTACAATGAAAATGATGGTGGCAGAATTATATCTGATGATATTAGTCTTATAAATCAAGGATTATCAGTTGAAGAAATACAACAAGGTTTTGATTATCAATATGGATCAAGTATTGAGAGCCATATCAGTAATACGAATGTTCCAAGCTGTTCAAATACTAATGGTGACTGTAAAGATTATTTTACAATTACAGTAAGACTATCTGATGAAGCAGGTACAGTTTTTAGAACCCATGAACATACAGTTGAAATGGATTATGTAGGTGTCAGAGATTACTATTACA